AAGCGCTAAGCGTAGACGAATTTATGGAAATTGATGGAGGTCAAACTGCTTACAGGGACTGAATTAGCTAAACTGGCTAATGGAGAATTAGTGCTAGGACAATATGAAGAAGTAGAACAGTATGCAGACGAACAAAATACCTGTGTAGATAAGTACTTCGACCATATAAATCCTAGTACAGTCTACAGTAAATTTAAGTATATTGGGAAAGGTTCTAATCCTTACGCAGTAGCTAAACCAATTTATGAGTGGAACAAAGACGGCTCTTTCAAGGGCTTGAGAATATTCAAAGAGAAATTCTAAACCAAACCGTAGCGGGGTTGCAATGACCCCACTTACCTCAAACCGTAGCGGGTGTATAGTAGTCTAGGGGAAATTTACAACAATTAAATACAATGTGCATTAAGTTGCTTAAAGTTATGGGTTAAATAGCTTTTAAATAATTTTGGTTGTCGGAAGTTATGCAAGAATGTTTAGTTGAAATAAGTACGGAATCGTACTCAGTTGTGTTGAAGTGTATAATTGGCATTAGTTAGATTAGATGTTATATTCAAATAGTACAATTAATTGATTTAATTATATATAGATACAACAAATAAAATAGAGACATCAGTCTTCGAGGTCATCTTCTCTGGGGAGAAGCTGCCTCTCGAGTGATGCTCTTTGTATTAGTCTTGTTGGTTTATAAACAGTAGCTATCTTCGTTATTGCCAATTTATGTTATTATTATATCACACTTTTAACAAAATGACAAGTACCATTTTTGAGTACCTCATTAGCTTTTCTTTCTGTGTGGGTTTCATCTAACATAAAAAAGTGTATTTTATGAGTAGCAAATCATGTTTCTACGGATTATCGTAGGTGTCGAGGAAGTGGCTTAAGAGTATTCTCTTTGTGAATCTGTGCTGCTCTCCGTTTTGCAGCGTTCATTTTTTGCTGTCTCTTCTCTGCTGGTTTGACATAATACTGCTTCTTTCGGAAATCTTCCAACTTGCCAGACTTTTTGACTTTGTTGCGAAATTGTCGTAAAAGCTTGTCAAAGTTGTAGTTGTTATTCTGTGGTTTTCTCTGCATACTATCGTCGTGTGGAATTAAATGTAAAGCCTCTTCTCCTTAAATAATGTACTTTACTAGTAACTGCGGACGGAGTTTTTCCTACCATATGGGCAATATCCATCAATTCAAGCTCTCCGTAGTGCCTTTTTAGTTGACGAACTTGCTTATCAGTCCACTTATTACTTTTTTCCATACAAGTATTATAACAAAAACAGAAACTAATGTCAAGAACTATTTTTACCAACCCTTGTAATATTTCTTGACATGGCTCTGAAAAAGGTTTATAATATAGTATTGAAATAACAAAAAGGAAAAGAATTATGATAATACACGGAAGCATGAAATATAGTCCTAGCGGACGCAAAAGAAAGACTAATGCTTACAAGAAGGCAAGGAAGCCTAGTTTTGTAGCTCAGTCTAAGAAACAGTTTGAAACAGTAGAGATACGAAAGGAATTACCTAGTATGAAATCTACAGGACACTGCACGGCTGCAGACAATAGTTGGAAAGTGGAGGAAAGTAAGAAGTTTACTGTTGCCCCTGCTTACAACAAAGGTGCGTATCAAGTGATACCACGAGGAGATGTAAAATGGATTGGCAAATAGATATATATTATTTACTATTCTTAGGTTTCTGTATTCATATCACATGGATGCTAGGAAAGAGACACGGAATCTCAAAAACGATTGACCACCTACAAGCTAAAGGCTTGTTAGAATTAGATGAGGACTGAAAAATATTTCTTGACAAGATGGTTTAATTTTGTTATAATTATATAGTGAAATTTGTAAAAATTCACAGGATTTCAAGCGCAGGTGTAAGGACTGCCGTAACAACCCTTACTTTATGTCTGGCACGAGTAGGAAACATAGATTTCCGAGGGCGCGGCAGGAGTTCTGCTTCCACCAGCAGACGGGATTGTTAGACATAAAAATTATAATAACCGAAGTATCGCAAGAACTTCACAGCGCGTGCCGAAAGGACGCAAATAGGAGAAACCAATGACTGGATTAACAGCATTAAACTTTAATGACTTCGACAAATTATTTGTCGGATTTGACCGCTTACACAATGAGCTAACAAGACGGAACGAGCAATCGCCTCTTACTAACTACCCTAGATATAACTTAGTGGCTATCGGAGAAGATGCATATCGCATTGAGATGGCACTGCCAGGTTGGAAAAAGGACAACATTGATATCAAGCAACACAAAAACAAACTTACCATTGAAGGTAATGAAAAACAAGAACTAGACTCTGATGAGGAACGCTATGTCCATAAAGGACTCAGCGGTAAAACCTTTAGTAGAGTCTTTACGCTTGGCGACTGGGTAGAAATATCCAACGCTGAATTTAAACATGGTTTGTTAGTAATAAACTTACAGGTGAATACACCTGATGCAGAAAAGCCTAAAACGATTAATATAGGCTAGGAGAAAAGAAATGCAGACAGCAAGACGATTCTTGAATCGTTATGCCAGTGTGCAAGCGTTTCAAGTGATTAAAGCAAAATACTGTCCTGACGGACAAACTTGTGAGGTAATAATTATGTTAGGATTTATGATAGGATTTATGTGGTTCGCCATGTTACCAATCGTATGATTATAACTGATTCTGCCTTAGCAAGATTAAAACAACGGATTGCCTCAAGCGACGCTTGGGGCATTCGCCTTTCTATAAAGGGAGGCGGGTGTGGTGGATATACATATGAGTTAAGCTATGCAGATATGCCAGGTTTAACTGATGTGATATATCAAAATATATTAGCAGTCGATAGCTTAAGTGATAGCTATCTAGAGAATGCCTCACTAGAGTGGCAAGTACATGGAGTACAAGAAGAATTTGTAATTCAGAACGAACAATTAGAAAGTGGACGCTGTGGCTGTGGCGAAAGTTTTTACACGGACAAAATATGAAAACAGGAATAAAAGGAATAGAATTAATTAAACACTTTGAAGGGTGTGAACTAGAGGCATATCATTGTGCAGCTGGAGTACCTACAATCGGGTACGGACACATTAAAGGTGTACAAATGGGTGATACAATTACCCAAGAACAAGCAGAACAAATGCTAGTAGAAGAACTCAATGAGTATGAAGGTTATATCAATAATATGGTTACAATGCCTTTGTCTCAAAACCAATTTGATGCATTAGTATCATGGGTTTACAATCTAGGAGGAGGCAACTTGAAAGCAAGTACACTTCTGAAAGTAGTAAATCAAGGAGAATTTGATGGAGTACCAGCACAGATTATGCGTTGGAACAAAGCAGGTGGTAAAGTATTAGAAGGACTTACAAGACGAAGACAAGCAGAGGCTGACTTATTCAGTGGAACTTAAGTTTGAAGGTAAATCATACTTTATAGGACAAGAGATGTGGGACAACATGGCCGCCCACGCAGAAGAAAGAGGCATGACCATAGATGAATACATCGCAGAAGCATTTACAAAATTAAAGGAACAAAATGAGAGTGGACAAAAGACAAGTACATAGAATTGAATTGATAGTTAAGTTAGAAAATGAAGATGTTAGAGAATGGATAGACGGAGTCTACGAACATAATGATAAAATTATGTTTCAAAGTTCTCCTAGTACAATAGTATCCTCAGATTCATACCCCTTGGATTTAGAGCAACCAGAGAATAAATGGATTAAGGACATTCTCAATGAGTCCAAGACTTAATAATCTAAAAATAGCTATAAAAGTACTCGAAACGAACCAAAAGGCGACTAAGAGTCCTTCACTATGGCAAAGCTACGAAGAAGAGTTAATACTCCTTCGTGAGAGATTGGAGAAAATAGAGCATGGCACAACCTAGCGAACAATTTCAAGGCGACATGAGCCGAAACGAGGTTGAAATAGACCTGAATAAATTCATGGCAATGGTTTCTGAAATAGGGGAACTCAAACAAACAATAATGGAAATGGAGAACGAAAGAGAGCCAGACAATCCATGGCAGAAAGCTATATGGTTTTCTCAAATGATTGATTCTTGGCGTATTTTCCCTAGAGCCTTCCTAAGTGTATATATGTATTTACTATACTATTGTACATTTTGGTTTATGGAACTAGAAGTACCTACATTAGAACAATCAGGGTTGATTTCTATTGTAGTCGGAGCAGGCGCAGCTTGGTTTGGACTATATGCAGGAACAGCTAAAGACAAAATTAACAGTAAATAAAATTGAAAAAATCACGAGTATATACTACAAAAAAGAAAACAGAACAACGAATATTACAAGCAGCTAATCTTGCACCAAGTCAAGATATGCTAGAAAGACTTACAGAGATACACCCTATGAAACAAGTAGCTGTTATGTCAGTAGTACAAGTAGCAGTGTTTGGATTTATGTTAGTATGCTTTTGGATTATACAATTAGTAATTGACTCAGGTGTACAACTATGAAAGAATTAGGTATGGTACTATTAGGTACATTTTCACTCGGATTATTCTGTGCTACAGTAATATATCCGAACTTAGAATACAAAGGCGGTAAGAGTAATGCATCATGTACAGGTCAATGTTATGTTGACTATGTTGAGCAGTACGGCACAGTAGTAGAGATAGAACAAAGAAAACAACAATTAGCTAACGCTGATGAGTTTTCTTCTATCAGAAGTCTATGGGCTGGTTGTGCAGCATGTCATGGTCCAGATGGCGGTGGAGGTATTGGACCGAAGCTATCAGGACAAACAGCAGACTACATTAGTGATAGACTTATAACTTATAAAAACAATGGCACAGTGGGAGCACAGAGTGCCTTGATGTGGGGACAAGCAGCTATGCTTTCATCACAACAAATTGAAACACTCAGTAAATATATAGAGAAAGAATTATGATAGTAGAAATATATAGTAAAGATAATTGTATTTTTTGTGAAAAAGCATTATCATTAGCAACAATGAAAGGACTAGATGTAACAGTTAAAAAGTTAGATGTAGATTTTGACATGCAAGGCTTAATAGAAAAGTTCCCTACTGCTAGAACTTTTCCTCAACTCATTGTAGATGACGAGGCAATTGGTGGGTACACAGAATTTGCAGCATTAGTTGAACAATCCTAAAAATAGTACTTGACACAGCAGTTAAAATTTAGTATAATATCATTATGAATATTTTTATACTTGACGAAAACATAGATAAGTGTGCTGAAGCTCATGTGGATAAACACATAGTAAAAATGCCTTTAGAGGCTGCACAAATGTTATGTACCAATCACTGGATTAGCAAATATCTAGGACATATACCGAGGAAACTTACAAGTGAAGAATGGGCGATTATCAAAGAAGCGAAGACAAATGATGTACGGGACTTTCCTTATCTACCTACTATGTATAACCATCCTTGTACTATATGGGCTAGAGAGTCGTTGGAAAACTACGAATGGCTCTACTGTTATGCACTCGCACTCAACGAAGAATATGGCTACAGATACGGAAAGAGCCATAAGTCAGTGCATGATGTCATACTCAAACTACCCGAGTACCATGCACCAAGCATTGGGCTTACCAAATTTGCACAGGCTATGCCAGAGGAACTCAAAGGAGAATCCGCTGTCGAAGCCTACCGAAGATTCTACCACAAAGACAAAGCAACCTTTGCCGAGTGGAAATTCAGAGGAAAACCAGACTGGTGGCTAGAAGAAGAGGCAAGTTATGAGAGTCGTATTACAAGATAATCCTTTCATATCAGTATACTTTCCAAGTAATTGGACAAACGATAGTATAGATACTTGGTTAGCCAAGTGGTATTCATCACGAAATTTAACACACTAGGACATAATGACAACAGAACAAAAACAATTTAATGATTATGCAAAGTTCGTAATCAGCACAACATCAGACGAAAGTCTACACACAATAGCCTTAATCAGCAGATTACACGGCTTACATGAACAACACAAAATAGAATTTCCTCAGCTACTCACAGCATCAATCGGTATGCAGGCTGAATCAGGGGAGTTCTCCGAAGTAATCAAGAAGATTATTTTTCAGGGCAAAGAATTCAACGAAGAAGAAAGATTTCACCTCATGCGTGAACTTGGCGATGTACTATGGTACTGGGTCCAAGGCTGTACAGCATTAGGGTACACTCCACAAGAAGTAATGGAAGAAAATATCAATAAACTCGAGAGTAGATACCCTAATGGCTTTGAAGTATCAAAGAGTGAACACAGACAAGAAGGAGATATATAATGCTAAATATATTAGACATAATGTATCACGAGTATACAGACAAAGGACGTATATGCCAAGTATGGAAAGACCAAGTAGGTACTTGGGTAACTAGACATTTTGAAGCAAATGATGTAGGAATGAACATCTGGGTTAAAGATGTAGTACACACAGGACACAATGAATCTTGGGCAGAAGATGCCGCAGAAAACTGGGTACTGAGGATAAATTCATGATAGACTTTTTCTTAATACCTTTTTATGCCTTTAAGTGGGTTTTCTCACTTGCTTTTTGGTACTATGGAATACTTTTTATAACTGAATCAGAACTATATGAGAAAGCGTCTGATAAAATAATGGACAAATGGAATGGCTACAGAGAAAAATAAGTTTAATGAGGACACAATACTCAAAAGACTAAAAGTATATATAGATAGCACATACGAACAGCATTACAGTTCTGGTAATATACAAACAACCGAAGTTACTTTTGACTCTGGGCATGGAGAAGGTTTCTGTATTGGAAACATTTTAAAGTATGCACAGCGTTATGGAAAGAAAGAAGGAAGGAACGAGAAAGATTTATATAAAATCATTCACTACGCAGTAATATTACTAGGACAGTTAGCAGACGAAGATATTCGTATTAGAAAACAAGATGTTAAAAAGTTTGAAGACCATATGCAAGAAGGTACTGAGTAATGGGAGCTCGTGGAGTAAGGGCAAAGAAGTCCGAAAAACTAGATGATGTAAATTTAGCAAGAGTACAAGAAGCCTTGACAGGAGATAATCCTATCACTAAGAAGGAAGCCTGTGAGATGCTAAACATTAGTTATAATACGACGAGGTTAAATAGAATTTTAGCCGAGCATGATGAGACTATGCATTTTAGAGCTACAAGAAAAGCTCAACTAAAAGGAACAAAAGCTACAGAGGCTGAGATAAAAACAGTTATAGAGTGGTATTTAAATGAACACCCTATATCAGACATTGCAAAATCAATGTATCGTAGCTCAACCTTTGTAAAAAATATAATTAATAGAGTTGGTGTACCAGAAAAAAGACCTTCAACAGAACAAGGTCGTGGAGCCAAGATGGGCTATCTACCAGACGAGTGTGTAAGTGAAAGTTTTGAGCCAGGCGAAAGAGTCTGGTGTGCAAGATATGACTTACCTGCTATAGTTAAAAAGATAATGCCTAACACCACTCAGACAAATTATTTAGATAAGTATGGAGCAGAGTGCTATCATATTTATGTAATCGAATTAACAGATTTTGATAGTCCTTACTTTGGCCATCAAAAAATAGGTGGGTTTAACTCCCACGCAATAGCTTATGACATAGGAAGTCTAAAGCACTTAGAAAAGTACGGCGCTGAACTTTAACCAGCACAAGGAACAGAAGTATGGATATTTTTATAGTCCTAGGGGCTGGCTACCTCGCAACAGGCATAATGTTATTTTGCCGCACTTACTTTGTCTGTGTTAGAATGATAGAAACCAAAGAGCCAAAAAATTTAATAATAAGATACAGATTCCTACACGCAACAGTATTTGCAGTAGGAATAGCAATATTAACATTGCCATTAACAAAAGTAGCTTTTTCTGATGAAGTTAGAAAAAGATTTTGTATAGGGTATGTTAACGCAGTAATGGAGAAAAAATGAGAGACAGAATGTTAAAAGCGCTTAAGCTAATATATGAAGGGCAGATAGCGGAAGCAGATGCCAATATACATATTTATTTACGAAACCCATCTGGAATCGGAGAACACTCTGAGATAGTAGCGGAAGTGGATAAACAAATAGAAAAAGCTGCAACAGCGCAAGAAAAACTAGATTATCTAGCTAAAATAGGATTTTGATATGCTTAACGACACTCTTGAAGAACAACAAAGAGTTATAATCTGCGACCAGCAGAAAGAAATAAATCATCTGAGACAGAATATTTTACAACTGCAAAAGATGGTAGCCGAAGAATCAGAACAGAAATATCGTGCATATGTAAAATATGCGGATTTACAAAAGGAACTGCATATACAATCAAAAAACAGTTCTTGACATCGCGTCTATTTTTCTGTATAATATTTATATATGGGAGATAGATTTTATCAACAACAACTCGATAAGTTCGGCACGTGTGCAGGATATCGAGGTACAAGAAGGAGAAGAAGAATGGCATGGACAGACGAAAGTAAAGCCGAAGCCGTTGAACTTTACACAGAAGCAGAAGCAACTCCAGAGACATCAATGGAGATTGTTAAAGACATCGCTGAGCAACTAGGTGAATCACCTAATGGCGTCAGAATGAT